AGAATCCTGGCCCCATACGCCCACCTAATAGAACTGCTAGGGGCCGGTAATCACGAATCGGCGGTGACAAAACACCATAGCGTAGACCCGACCTCGATACTCCTCGACCGTCTAGCCAGGCACGGCTGCAAAGCCTCTCACGGAGGGTATGCGGGCTACTACGTCGTCAAGGTCGAATCTAATTACGGCGGCAAACGCTGCGGATCGTGGAGCTGGAAACTCAGATACCACCACGGCTCAGGCGGGAACTCAGCGGTCACCAAAGGCATGATCGGAGTCAACCGAATGCTGACATGGTGCGTGGACGCCGACTGTCTGTGGATGGGCCACCTTCACAACCGCGTTTTAGACTCAGGCATTTTGAGAGAGCGTATAGACACGCGCGGCAACGTCACATACGAACCTGCAAACTTTGTCTATACGGGAGCTTACTTGACCCCTGCCCCTGACAATCCAGGCGGCTGGACGGTAGAGAAGAACTTCGCCCCCCAATCCTGCGGCGGCGCGGTGGTCAATGTGAGGTTCTACCGGGACACCAATCGAAAGACAGGCTATCCGTTCAAGACAGAGACAAGGATAACCCTTTAGTTATGTTCACGCAATGGACACGACCCCCGTCTCATGTCGAAAGAACCCCAAAACGTAACGGTGACGAAATGAAGAAACTTGCACTGGCTATCACTATCCTCCCGTCATGGGCAAACGCCCAGGCCCAAGGGTCGCTGACCTACGCTTACGACTTCGGCCTGAAAGAAACGGCGGCGGTGGCCACTACTCCTGTCGGGACTCTGGGCAACGTCCTTGGCAAAGGGATCAGTCTCGACGTGGACATGTTCGGCGGCGTCACTTTCAAGTCCAAGACACCGATCGCAGGCTTCATGCTCGGCAAGCGGTTCCCATTGGCCGACCAGGCTGGCGGATACATCGGCGCAGGACTCTCACTGAGCGCAGGCAAGAACCCAAGCCCTGTGATCGGTGCGGGCGTCAGTTGGTGGTTCTAACGCCTTCTGGAAACGATCCAAGCAAGGAACAAGAACGAACCCAGGTAGACGGCCAGCTTCCACCAGAACGAATCGAACATGGCAAAGGATAGCAAGGATTCAAGGGAAAGTTAATGGCGCGTTCGACTTTCACACAGGAGACCGCAGACGAAATATGCGAGTGGATCTCGAAAGGCAAGTCCCTCCGGTCGTACTGTGGACAAGAGGGGAAGCCTGACCAAACGACGGTGCTCAGGTGGTGTGGGGACAATGAAGAATTCCGCAAGCAGTACGCGCAGGCGCGGGAAGCACAAGCAGACCACTACGCAGACGAGATAGTCGAGATCGCTGATTCTGACGACGCCCCTGACAAAGCAAGGGTAAGGATCGACGCCAGGAAATGGGTAGCTGGCAAGCTCAGGCCCAAGAAGTACGGCGAGAAGGTGGACGTCGACCATTCAGGCGAGATCACAGTGAAGTTCGAGAATGCCGACGGTCGTCACGTTACCGGGCCTGCATAGCGGCCAAGAGTTGGTAGAGTCGCAGAGAAGGCGTTTCAACGTCATCGCTTGTGGCCGTCGTTGGGGAAAGACCAAGTACCTGACCCGTGCGATGGCGATAACCATGCTCAAGGGCGAGCGGTACGGTTATTTCGCCGCGACGTACAAACTTCAAACGGAAGTCTGGGACGAACTCTGTTTCAGGCTGAAGCACGTCGCGGACACCCGCAAGCAAGAAGCCAGGATCGTCTTTCCAAACGGTGGATTGATCGAGTTCTGGACTCTTACCGACCCAGACGCGGGACGGTCTAGGAAATACCACCGGATCGGGGTCGACGAAGGAGGTCTTGTAAAAGACCTTGAAACGAAGTGGTACGAGTCGATCCGCCCTACCCTCACAGACTATAAAGGCGAAGCCGATTTTGCCGGTACTCCAAAGGGCAGGAACTTCTTCCACACCGGGTTCACTTTAGGCCAAGACCCTCTCAACGAAGAATGGGCTAGTTGGCAGATGCCCACGATCACAAACCCTTTTATCGACCCAATGGAAGTAGAAGCGGCCAGGGTAGGCGTGAACGGTTCCGGTGGGATGCCGGACAGGGCTTTCAGGCAAGAGTATTTGGCCGAGTTCCTAGAAGACGCTGGCGGTGTGTTCCGTAAGGTCTCTTTGGCGGTGGACAAAGGAAGGACGCAAGACGAGCAGCCAAATAGGGACAGGTCTTACCAATGCGGTCTAGACCTTGCAAGGATAGAGGACTTCACTGTCATCACAGTCGTAGACGACCAGGGCAGACAGGTCTATTTCGAGCGCATCAACGAGATTTCATGGGAAAGGCAGCTCAACGCGGTAGAGATCGCCGCTAAACGGTATTCGTGCCCGATCGTCATGGATTCAACCGGAATGGGCGGAGACAAGATTTACGAAGACCTTCGTAAACGCGGGCTCAAGATCGTCCCTTACAACTTCACCAACGCGACGAAAGAAGCCCTGATCGACAACCTGGCCATGAAGATCGAGCGGGGCGACGTGTCTTTGATGGACATTCCAATCCAGACCGACGAACTGCAAGCGTTCGAGTACACGCTGACCCCAAGCAGGAACGTGACGATGTCGGCTCCAGAAGGGATGCACGACGACACTGTCATAGCTCTTGCGCTCGCTTGCTGGAACCACGGGCCGAGAGTCAAAAGGCGCGACCGGGCTGCCGCTGGCTGGGCCTAACATTGTTAGCCAAACCTCTTTGGGAACTTCATTAGGCGAAATCCACCAAAACACTAACGAATGCCAAGCCTAGACCACTTTGAACACGTCGCTTCTGGAGTGACGTCATTTATGACCCAGCGGCACGTATGGGCCGTCTACGGGCTCATCCGCTGGCTCCAGCCGAAGGTTCTGGTGGAGATAGGGACTTACAAGGGGTTCGTCGGGCTTCACATGGCAAGGGCCTGTGAGGACAACGGTTTTGGGCACGTCACAGTCATCGACGATTTCAGCCTTGACGCTAGACCGGCAGAAGTGCACAACGCTTTTCAAAGGGCAGGCCTCTCACACCGGTTGACGATCCTTGACGGCAAATCGACCGAAGTCCAGTGGCCGAAGGTCATCGACTTTGCGATGGTCGACGGAGACCACGAGTTTGAGTCCGTGCTGTTCGACTGCAACACCGCTGTCGAGAAGGGCGCGACTTGTATCGTCATGCACGACACATCTGAGCTTCCTGGCCCAAGAGAGTACATCGAAGTGATGAGGGAGAAGGGCAAGGGAGTCTGGGACGTGGTCGAAGTGGGGTTTGACATGGGGCTGTCGGTTCTGATGAGGGTCCCCGAGAAGCCCAGCATGTTCACGATGAGGCCGAAGGAATGAACAAGACTCCTCCAGGTTTTGAGTACCTTTACGAATCGGCAAGGATGGCCAAGGCGTACCACGCCCTGTCGCCATATCCCAAGTACGGTTTCAAGAACTGGAAGACCGAGACAAGGGGCCCGATCCCGAAATGCGCCCCGATAGTCAGAAGGATCGTCAAACAAGGGGCAAGCTGGCTCTTCGGCAAGCCTCTGAGTTTCTCGACGGACGAACCAGGAAAGAGGAACGAACTCGACGAATGGATCAACGAGGCTTGGTCGGCCAACTATATGACGGCAAGGTCGGTCGCTATGGCCGAGACCGGGGCCACTTCGGGGGCCGTCGTGCTCAAAGGTTCATGGGACGAGGAATCGGTCAAGTCCGGCAAGTCGAAGCACCCATTTCGGATCAATGTTTTGGACGCGGTGGAGAACTGCCGTCTCTTTTACGACCAGCACGACCAGTCGAAACTAGTCTTAGGGAGGGTGCAGTACCCGGTCAGAGACGAAAACGGCAAATGGTTCCTCTACCGTGAGGACTGGACGGACGACACTTTCACCGAATACGACTGGCTCCCGCTTGAATCGGCCTTGACGATAGACCAGGCGATGGAGTTCATGCCGAAGTCGGACTACGACGGGAACTGGCATGTCAAGTCAGAGACCCCAAACCTGTTCAAAGTCATTCCGATGGTGCAGGTCAAGAACATCGAACTTGGTTATTGGCACGGTTGTGGGGATTTGTGGAGCCTGTTCCCTGCGATCGACACTCTCAACCTGACATACGACCTGGCCTCAAAGGACAACCAGACCTCGGTCTATCCTCGAAAGATTTACATCGACGTCAAAGACGAGGCGGACGACCAGCCGATGGAGCACGGGCCGGGAGCCTCGGAGCACTTGGTCTCTGACGGCCCTAGCCCGGACGTGAAGCTCTTAGAGTCCAGCGGAAAGATCAGGGACCACCTGATGTCTTTCGCGGAAGAGTGGAAGGCCCAGATTTTAGAGTGCGCCGGATCAGTGGATTTGAGACCCGAGACGATCACCAACAAAGGGAACATGACCTCCCAGGTGATGGCCGAGATACGGGAGCCTTTGATCCAGGCTACAGAGGCGAAAAGGCAGAGTTACGGCGAGAACGGCATCGCGAAGTTCATGGAGACGATGCTGCTCGCGTTTGCCAACTCGAAAAACTACACGAAAGGCAAAGGCGCGGACGTTTCCGTGGTGTGGCCACCGTTCTTCGAGCCGAGCGAAGAGGAACTCAGCACTAAGACCACAAGGCTCCAAACCGCTATCGGGGCAGGGTTCACGACCCAAGAAAGGGCGGCTCAATCGCTCGCACTCGACGAAGGTTGCACCGACGTAGAGGAACTTTTGGAAGAACTCAAGACGGCCAAAGCCGAGCAAGAGTCCAAAGAAGCCGAAACGCTGCAAGCCGAGACCGAGTCCCAGATCGCGGTCAAGAAAGCCGCTGTCAAGAAATGAATTGCCGTTCCTGCCACGGCATTAAACGAGGCAGAGGAAACACATGGCTACGAAAACAAAACTCAAAGCGACCGGAAACGCATCGTTCCCTGACGACATGGCCGAATGGCTAGAGTCCCAGAGGAAGAAGGGCAACGTCGCAAGGCTCGTGCAGACGACAGAGGCGCAGTTAGGCGTCCATCCCCAGACCGGAGAAGTGGCGGGAAACGCCCCTCACGCCGAATGGGAAGGCGACCCGTCCTGGCCCCTTTGGGCAGGCGACCCGTTCACCCCTCACAGGGGAAGAGAGAACGGAGACCCTCCTGGCCTCTATTTCCACGAGACCCCGTTCATGGACTCTCCAGGCGGTGTCAGTTGTTGGCGGGTCGCTGAAGACCCGGCGTGTCACTGCGGCGTGTTCCTCAACTCCGACTTCTACGGAGGCGAGTGATGACTTACGAGTTGCCGGAATGGGCGTTGCCAATCGGTTGTCCGATTAGGGTACTGAACCATTGTGACGAGTTCACAGACTGTATCGCAGGTCACATTTTCACTAGTGACGGGCTGACCCAATATCTGGTTCGGTCTAAAGAAGGATCGGTCGTCACCCGTCCATGTGAATACGTCGAGACAGAGGTGGAAACACTGAGCCGAAGGATCAAAGAGGCTACAGAGTCAATCGAAAAAATGAAGGCCAAATTGGAGGAACTGCCGCTTTGCGGTGTCTCCGGTGGTGAGTACATGGGAAAGGTGGTGACGAATGGCCGCTCCTGAGGTACTCGCCAACCCCCCAGGTGGGCAAGCCGCTGCCCCAGCCGAATCCCACGACATGGCCCAATTGCGGAGCCACGCCAAATCGCTCGAGACCCAACTGTCAGAACTGAGGAAGGCCAACGAGGAATCGACCGCCAAACTCACAGCTTTGGAGCGCGAGAAGATGTCCGAAGTCGAAAGGGTGACCTCCGAACGGGACGAGGCAAGGGCCAAAGCCCAGACCTTGGACAAGATCCAGGCCGAGAACCTCAAGAACGCCGAGACGTTCGACAAACTTTACAAGGCCAAACTCGAATCTTTGCCCCCAGAAGTGAGGGCAGGCGCAGAGGCTCTGGCGAGCAAACTGGACAACCCTGCGGACAGGTTCGAGACCTTACAGACTTTCGAGTCCACCATCGCGGCGATCAAGCCTGCGGCGGTGGGAACGAGCACCCAACCGGCCCAGACCGGGACCAGCACCCAGCCTGCCACGGTTGGAGGTTCAGGCAAAGGCCCGGTAGACGTCAAAGCGGTCATCGCTGGAAACGTCGACATGGGATGGAAGCCGGTGCCCGGTGAACCGGGCTATATCGCCGGTTAGCGTCCTGCCCGCTTTAGGCAGAGAAATTCCGAACTCCCCACTCCTGCGGTGGTTTACGCAGAGCCGACCCCGAACGAGATTCAACTATGTCAGTAGACGCAGCAGCTCTCAACCTCGGTCAATACGCTCTGATGAGCAACGACCCTCGCATCGCGAAGATCGTTTACTCGCTACTTCAGGTCGGGACCGTTCTTGAAGACATCCCCATCGTCACTAACCCGTCTCTCAACCTTCGTGGCGTCCGGTGGCAAAGCAACTTGCCCTCGGTCAACTGGAGAAAGCTCAACGCTTCTTCCACGGTCACGTCAGGCACACCGACGGCCTACGCGGAGCAGGCGTTCATCCTGTCGAACAACATCGACACCGACGTCAAGCTCATCATCGACAAGAACCAGATCAGCGACCCCCGTACAGTGCAGGTCAACGCATATTTGACCGGCGCGATGTACGACGTCAACGACAAGTTCATCAACAACAACCCTGTCACGGGCAACTCGGACTCCTTCACCGGTATCCGATACCGTTTGGACAATCCGACCATCTACGGAACGAACTCCGCTTGCAAAATCTCAGGCGGCGCGGTCGACCTTAGCGACTCGGGCATCACGGCGACCACAGCGGGCAACTTCTGCCAACTCGTGGAGCAGATGTTCGACGAACTCGGGTCTCCGAACGGTGACGGGATCGTCCTCTACATGAACAGAAACCTTCGGCGCAGGTTCCACCGTGCGGTACGCATGATGGGCGCAGGCGGCGGTTTCGACATGACCAAGGACGCCTTCGACCGAAGGATCGAAATGTTCCGAAACGCCAGGGTCCAGACCGTGGGCGTGAAGGCCGACCAGTCGACCGAGATCATCACGAACACGGAAGACACGGCAGGCGCGGACGGATCGAGTACCTACACCAGCATGTACGCCGTGAAATACGGAGAAGGGTTCGCCCGTGGCTGGCAGATGGCTCCTCTTGGCATCAACGACATCGGAGTGCGCTCGGACGAGCCGACGCAATACCGTGTGAACGTGGACTGGGCCGTGGGCCTTGTCTTCGAGCACACCCGCTCGATCGCTCGCGTGTACGACATCAAGGTGGCATAAGAAAATGGCAGCAGACGTCAATCTCGCACTACAGTCGCTCACCACGATCACGCAGACGACCACCTCCACGGCGGTCAACATCCCGACCGGGACTGCTTCTCGTGGCTTGAACATCAGACTGATCGCCACTGCCGTGTCGGGCACGTCCCCCACGGCCTCTTTCAAGATCCAAGAGTCGACGGACGGAACGACCTACATCGACAAGGTGGTCCTCTCGAACCCGGCGACGAACGTCAACTCATTGACGGCGGCGGGCCAGATGCACGCTGTCCTTCAATCGGACAAGGCGTATGTCAGGCTCGTTTCGACAATTGGCGGGACGAACCCTGTGTACTCGTTCAAGTGCGAAGTCATGGGGGCTTTGATATAGACCTGTTCTATACGAGCGACCGGGAGGCGGGGTTCGACCTATACGACCGCGCCGACTACGCTCAGGCGGAGGGCTTTCTTGTGAAGGCCCTCCAAGCCTCTCCGAACGACCCGGAAGTGGTCTGGAGAGCCGCCAGTTGCAAGTCCTTCAAAGGAGAACTGGCGCAAGCGACGAAACTCGCTGAATACGCTTTAGGCTTAGACGCGGGCTGCCACCAAGCCTGTGCCGTGTTGGCCGCGACAGCCCTGATCGCAGGCGACTATCCCAAAGCGGAAGGTTACGCGGACAGGTGTCTCGACATCGCTCCGAACATGCCCTCGGTGATGTGGAACAAGGCCCACTGCGAACTGTTCAGAGGCGACTATAAAAACGGTTTTGAAAGGTGGAAATGGGGGCGTGCGGCCAAACTGCGCTGGTGCCGCTCTATCGCCCCAGAATGGCGCGGAGAGCCCGTCAAATCGCTGCTTGTGTGGTGCGAACAAGGCCACGGCGACACGATCCAGTTCCAGCGTTATCTAAAGGACATCGAAGGGCGGGCCGAGTTCGTCATTTTCGAGACCTACAAACAACTTTTGTTCCTGACTCTCGCCCAAGGAATGGACGTCCACACGATAGGGCAGCCGCAGGACGCGAGCTGTCCCTATCCCTACGACGCGCAAATCTCTCTTTTGGACTTACCGGCTTTGCTCGGTGTCTCTTCGCCTTCCGACGTTTCTGGAAAGCCTTACATCAAACCCTCCCCTGTGGTGAGTTGCGAAGGCGTCACCCAAGGAAGGAAGGTGGGGATCGTATGGGCGGGCGCGAACCGGCACATGAACGATGACAACAGATCGCTCAAAGAGGAGGACTTGAAGCCTCTCCTCGATTTACCGTTGGTCTCGCTTCAGAAGCAACGGGAATGCCCCAAGAACTGGCTAGACATCGGATCTAGCTTGAACGATTACTCCCAGACGGCGGCGGTGCTGTCCGAACTGGATTTATTGGTCACTGTCGACACTTCTGTGGCGCATCTAGCGGGCGCGATGGGCGTCCCGACCTGGCTGATCGTCCCTCTGAACGGTGACTGGCGGTGGGGCTTCACGGGCGAGACCACTTGTTGGTACGACTCCGTGAGGCTGTTCAGGCCCAAATCAATGCTCGAGACCACTCAACAGATAGCGGACGAACTCAGGGGCCACAGGATGGAATCCAGGGAATCGGTCCCTTTTGACCGGCACACGTTGCCTGACGAAGACTGCGCCGCTTACATGAACGGATCAGAGAAAGAACACTCTAAGGTGTGAAATGGCGAACCCGGACTACTCTACTTGGCCTACCATCGCAAACGTCTATGCCCTTTTGACCGGCGCGAACATCACTCCCGGGCTCGCTAGTTCGTCGCTCGTGGCCCAAGGGTTCCTTGATGAAGCCATCGGGCTTATGGGGCAACTCACTAAGAGGCAGTTCGTCGCGGGTTCGGCTGGCGAGATCAGGTATTTCGACGGCTCAGGGACAGGAGTCCAGACGGTCAACGAGTTCGTGGACGTGACGGCGGTGCAGTTCCTTCTCTACCCTCAAGTGGCAGGGATCGACATCCAATATTGGTACGAACAGAGCCGGAACCAGTACCCGAACACGACTCTTCAGATTTACCAAGGGCCTGCCAACACCAACTACGGCTATGTCGCGAACTTCCCTCAAGGAAGGTCGAACATCAAGGTTACTGGGACTTGGGGCTATGCGTCCACCATCCCTTACGCGGTGTGGATGGCTGTCTTAAAGGGCGCGGCTGCCTCCATCGCGACCATGAACTCTCTGACTTCCCAAGGCAAATTAGCCAAGTGGGTGGATGGAGACGCCTCTGAGGACTACGGCGGGAGCGCGAACTTTGGCGAGTTCACAGGCTGGGCTAAAGAGTTTTACAGTACTGTAAAGGCTTACAAGCGGCCCGAGGCCGAGCGAAGGAAGTTCAAGACGGCGGCGCTTTACTGATGGCCCTCACCGCCAGACAGACCAAGTTCTACTTGGACACGTTCGACCTGTACCGGATCTCCGGTTACGAGCAGAACGCGACCACTCACTCGGTCAAGCAGCCTGAGTATTCAGCGAGCCCGACGTATTCGGGCCAGTATTGCCGGTTGCAGACGACCACGTTCCGTAACTCGATGCTGAACCCTTTGGGAAGGTCACAGCTTGACAACTTTATGACCGAAGACGTCCTTCACTGCGACGTCGCCCTTGACATTAGGGACGGTGACATCGTCGTGTTCCACCGGCCCGGTGCCCCTTACGACGGGAAAGCCTACAAAGTCATCGGCAAAGGCGAGGCAAGGCCAGGAAGGGCCAATTACAACCATGTCCGTGTCAGGTTCCTCGACGTGAAGCCCACAAACGTGCCATGAGCGATTTTTCAAAGACCGCCGTCGGTCTCGTCGAGACTTTGATCGCTTCGACGTGGACGGACATCGGCACCCAGTTCCGCGTCTCCCAAGGGGCTTGGTACAACTGGCGCGACCGGGTGAAGCTGGGAGACTTAGTGCCTCCGTTCGCGGTCGTCTCTGTACTGTCCGAACTTGGGAACCAAGAGTGGGGGGCCATAAACAAGGCTTACACGCTGAACCTTGCCGTCTACTACGTGAGGACCACCAGCCTGAGCGCGGGCGAAGAGGCGACGGGTGAAAAGGTCGAAGACTTTATCTATCCGAAGATGGCGGCTTTTAGGGACGCTCTGATGTCCGCCAGTTCCGGTTATCAGTTGATAGAGGACCCGGTCATCGATGTCGGTGTGACCAATCCGGCCAACGAGTACCTCAGCGTGAACTCTGACGCTTTCTGGGCAGGAGAGATACGTTTCGGGATATTGGTGGGGGAGAGTTACCATTGACACTGGCGCAAGCAAGGGCAAAGTTAGTGGCGATGAAGGCGGAAGTCCTGCGGGACACGAAGTCGGCTGTGTCGCGGACGCTCACAAAAGCAGAGGCGGAAGCGAAAAGGATGAGTTCCGGCCCTCTCACACTTGGCGAACTCCGAAAGAGAGACCACCCGTACGCTCTAAGGCACGGGCCACTAGGGAACGTGGGACAGATGCCCGGTAAAGACCGCTCGATCATCAACGAGCAGTCTGGCGAGTTCAAGTCCAAATGGGCGGTCGACAAACCTCAATCGGGCGACAGGGAAGCAAACGGGAGGATCTCGAACACTTCCGGGGTCGCTGACTTTTTGACCGAAGGGACAAACGTCATGACCCGTCGCCCAATTGACGACCACTTGAAAGACTTCATCGAAACGACCGGAACGAAAGAAATGGAACTTGCCGCTAGTCGGCTGGAAAGGTTTTATGGCTAAGAAAGAAGAACCAGAAGCCATCGACTATGGAACCCATCAGGGTTTCGAGTGCGACTGGCACAAACCCGAATGGGAAGAACCGGCGAAAGCCCCTGACAAAGAAAAGGACAAAGAATAAATGGCGACAATCCCTCTCTGGATGCTTGGAAAGCACATTGCAAGCGTCACGATCTACCCTCAGACCGTGGGGACTTCTGGAATCCTCGCGGACGCCTCCACAAAAGGCATCACTTCCCAGATCGACCACATCAACATCAACGCGACCCCGACAAAGGAGAACATCAACGCGGTGGGCGCACCAAGGGCCAACCATGTGATCGTCGAAGACGACTGGAGCATGGACTTAGGTCTGATCGAAGTCCACAACGCTTCTGACCCGAACCCGGTGATGACGGGCGTGATGACGCCTCTCGGCGGAGGTTCGGAAGTGTTCAAGTTCATCTTTGTCAGAGGCACCCAGGCCGGTTCCATCGAGACTTGGACAGGCTGGGGCACAAGAGGCCCGAGTAACTCCGGCATCAACGGAAAAGGCAAACAGGTCTCCAACTTCGTGATCGACGCGGCTGACACCGGGTCGACCACGTACCTGACCAGGGTCGTGAGTTAATGCCAAAGG